CCTTTATCATATTAGCAATGTCACCACCAATTTTAGAACCTTGGTCCTGTCCGAGCATTACCGCCCATCCCGCAGCCAAGAAACCAATATAAGGAATACTACTAAACCATGGGGCAGCAGCAGCACCCATAGAAGCGCCAACCAGTCTACCTGCATTTTGTCCTCCACCTTCCGCCTTGATACACTCTATATTTTTGGCAGTCAGCTTTCCCAAGCCACTACCTCCTTGGAGGTGACGAGCACCATCCATAGTATATTCTTCAGACTGAATGATATCGGTTCTACCACCGACACCAAAGAAACCATTTTTCTTACGAATATCCTTATCGATACTCATAACTCTTGGATCATTAGAACGATATTCTATAGAATATCCTTCTTTGCTTGCATTCACTCTATACGCTGTATAATCGCCAACAGGTAAATTAATAACTGGCAATCTAGATGCATTCATTAAATGTCCAAGAATACCAAGATGAGCAATACCAAACAAGGCACCAACAGAAAGTGCTACCCATTTAAATGGAGACTTGCTCGGTGACTTGCTCGGTACATGCTCGGTGACTTGATCACTTTCTGTCGCAACAGTAGATTTCCATAATTCCATTTTTTTAAGAGCGATGGATTAGATTGTCGGCATTACAGGAGGTTCGCCTTCATTCTTAGGTGCAACCGTGGCAATTTGAATTGGTGCTTGTTCAATACGAATCGTTTGCGAAGGCGCTGTTTGTGCCGCCGCCGCAATGAGTTTCTCAAGATCTGCTTTGGAGACACCGCCGCCAGCAACGCCCTTGAATGTACCATCGCCATTTTTCTTTGCTGTCTGGACGCCAAAGGTAGCGAGCACCCCAGTAAAGACAGACGCGATGAAAGTCGGGTCAAGTTTCTGCTCGGGGATGCCAAGTGCGGGCGGCAACTTAATGTAAGCAAGGGTAAGAATGCCACCAGACCAAATGAGGATGCCAAGACGCACGAAAGTGCTAAGGATGGCAAGGTGTTCCTCGCTGTCCCCAGCAGCACTTTTAAGCTTCCCGAAGAGACCAGGCTTCTTTTCTACCTGTTTTTCCTCCTCTTTGGGAGATTCTTTGATTTCTTCTGCCACGATTTATATGACAAGGCTCTTCTATTTATTTTTTGACATCTGTTTAAGCATCTTTTGAAGTTCAGCAGTGCTTCCTACAAACATCGCATTGTTTGTTACATTAGTCGGACCTTTACTCTCTTCGTTTACTTCTTTAAGATCCTTCTGTAACTTCAAAAGTTTATCCGTAGTATCTGCAACGCTTTTTAAAAGTTGACCAGCAACTTCATATGCTCTAGGAGATTGAGTTTCCTCTGCCAACTCCATAATACCATTAAGAGTTTCTTGACCCTTTTCAATCAATGAATATAAATTTGCTCTTGTATATTCGTAGTCTTTTGTAATGTCTTCGATTGCTTTGGATTTTGGTTTCTCCTCTTTTACTGGAGTCACTTCAACAACTTCGCTAGTAGTGTTTAATGCCTCATCTATTTTGCTGAAGTCTTTCTTCATACATCCTCCCTTCTAGTGGGGCTGTATACCTTACCATCAGAGAAGTCTGTAAATGTTTCAGAGAATCCAAAATCATCTCCTGGTTCAGCATCAATGGGATCAGGAACTGCAGTGTATCTGACCTCTCTCTTGGCAGTTGTTGTGTCGGTATCGGCGTAGTAATCGACCTGAACCTTACGAATGAGACCTTCTGTGCTCTCTGCGATAGGACCAAACAGATATGTTTTCGCTACAAAACTCAATGTATAAGTAAGAACTCTTCTTGTGGAAAAATCTCCCTCATACTCATCAGTGAAACTAATATTTTCGAGAACGACGGGAATGTCTCTTTTCTCTCCAATACTATCGATCAAGTCAATAGTAACATTGAATGATGGTTGAAAGAATGGAAGAATTTGCTCAATAATTTGGAGAGCGTCGTCATTCAACTTACACATAATATTGAGTTCAAATCCCACATTATATGGAACTGGAAGGAATACCTTCTTTACATTCCCACCATTGTCTACTGCCTTAAAGGACTTTGTTATTGATGTTTTTCTAGATCCATCATATGCCAGAGAACTCATTTCGAATGACATTCTCGGCAGAGAAATTGCAGTTGGTTTATTCAGGTCTTGCTGCTGCTCCAACTTTGCAAGAAACTTGGACCTAGGTCCATATGCAAGAGGAACTTTTAAATCACTAATTGTCGCACCAGCTTTGTTTTCTTTTTGGATATGAATATCATTAAACAGTGTACCAAAAGCAACAACTGTTTTGCGGAGAATTTCGTGATAAAAGTATGTGCCTAACATCAGAAGTTACCAAATGGATTAATTTCAGTGAAATCAAGAATATCGTCTGCTGCGATTTCTATTTCATCATTGAGCGTATATGGACTTGTAGTATCAATTCCAGTGTGTCTTAATACTTGATATCTGGCAGAAGATGCAGTTCCAGTAATAAACTCGCCAGGAGTAAATACTCCATTATTTATTGCAATTTCTAACTTTCTATCAGTTTCATTGAACGACTTAACATATCCTTCAGTTCCAGAGAGTGATCCAACAACTCTTTCGTTGAAGAAGAATGTTCCTATGCCAAGAGACAAAGGACTTCCAATTGTAATGGTAGGAGTTGCTTCGTATCCAGATCCTGCATTTGTAAGATAGATTCTATTGATTTTATCGCCGCTGAGAGTTGCAACAGCAGTTGCTTGAACTTGACCTGCTTTGATACCAACTACAGCACCAGTTGTTCCAATACCAACATCGGCAGGATGTTGAATGGTAATAACGGGAGGAGTTACATAGTTATTTCCAAGGTCTGTAATACGAATGGAAGTAATACCACTATTAGTAAGAGAAGCAGTAGCAGCAGCACCTGCTCCAGGACCGCCAAAAACAATCGCGGGTGGTATAGTGTATGCAAAACCAGGGTTGGTTAGTACGACTTGATCAATAGAATAGAGACCTGATCTTTCCGTGGTGAATGCAAAGGCAGTCGCTCTGGACGAAGTAACACCAGCAGGAGAGGGTGCGATTGTGATATCGGGTGTGGAAGTAAAACCATATCCATCGTCGTTAAGGAAAATTCGTTGTAAAGCACCTTGGCTGGCAAATGAATCAACAACAGCAATTGCGGTAGATCCAATACCCGCCAAAACAACGGTAGTGAGTTCTCCCTCTGTTGTGACTCTTTCGTCGATAAAGTCTACATTTGTATCGACATACTCATCTTCATAGCGGAAGAGTTCGCACTGAAGTTCATAGATATAGTTCTTTCCTAATTGATAGAAAGGATTCTCATGCTCTACATGTTTGATTTCGAATATTCTTTCACCCAATGGGAAATATATTAAGTCACCTTCTTTAGGTCTTTCTCCAAATACAATGTCAGTTCCAGCATTTCTGGCATCATGAGATACCACAAACGGAGCAATGAAGTCTTCGTATCTTTCTCTAGAAACAGTCAGTGTAATTTCATTTTGCAAGTTAATGCCAAACTTGCTCATGATATCACTACCTTTTGCATATCCTTCGTAGTTGTTCAGATATGCTTCTAAAATATATGCATCTGTAAACTTAGACGATTGTACTTCTCCAAGCACATCGTCAGTAACAATTAATTTTCTTGGGATGTAATATACATCCACCCCAAACATCCTCAGATGTTCGTCAATAAGCTGCTGAATGAGATTCTGCTCATTCGGAGATCCTTGGAGAAAGAAAGGATTTAAAGCCATTATCCAATAAGATCAAGGGGCGGGGTTTCGTATGTTGATAACATTTTGTCTTCAATACGCTGTAACTCCATTACAGCATCTTCATAAATTTGTCTGCCGTTTAATTCAACTCCACCAGGAAGTTTGACTCCTTGGAACTTGATCAAGTTCTGACCCCACTGCTTCTTAACTAAAGAAGTGAAGTACTTTTTCAAGAAAGAATCGTTGTAAACTCCAGCATAGTTTGCTGGATCCATAATTCTTTGGCAGTCAATAATTATGTAGGTG